GTCTGGCGGGTTCAGACATTCCAACTAAATAGAGACCCCGGCGACTGCGCTAACAGTCCCGGGGCGTGGCCGACTGGATGGAGTCGACGTGGCAGAGTCTACATGCCCGGTCTGTGCTGGCATGCTCCCCCAGAAGGGGCCTACCGGACCTCGCCCCATGTACTGCTCGAAGATGTGTCGTCGTCGCGCTGAGTACCTTCGCCGAAAGGCGGATGGCACGGCGTATCGGCTGCGAGACAAGGGCACAGCTAGTCGGCCGTGCATTGAGTGCGGCATCGAGTTTGAGGCTAAGCGCGACGACGCTGCACTGTGTTCGAGCACATGCTCCAACCGGAGGCGACGACGCACCACCGTGAAGCGGTGCTCTGAGTCGGGTTGTGACCGGCGCGTTGAGGCCAAGGGGTTATGTAAGACGCACTGGCGCCGGGCCGCCCGCGCGGATGGACGCGAGAAGCCGGAGCCCTGGAATGAGCGCCGCAGGCAAGCCTCTCAGCGCCGCCGGGCCTTGAAAAAGGGAGCGACGGCCGAAAAGGTTAACAACCTCGCCGTGTTCGAGCGGGATGGCTGGGTGTGTGGCATTTGCTCACGCCCCGTTGACCAGGATGTTTCTTGGCCGGACCCGATGAGTCCTTCGCTGGACCACATTCTTCCGCTCTCTAGGGGCGGTGCGCACGCGATGTCAAATGTGCAGCTCGCCCACCTCGCCTGCAATGTCAGTAAGGGTGCGCGGGTCGCTTGAGTTTTTCGGTTGTCTGCGCAAGGCGGCAACCGTCTGTGCTGGCGCAAGGCTGGCCGGGTTGGAGTGATCGTGATGGCTCGAGGTGGTGCGCGTAATCGGTCTGGCCCTGCGCCGGACCCGCAGTCTGGGCGTTCGGACCGTCGTGGTTTCAAGCTGACTGCGTTGCCGTCTGAGGGGTACGGGGATGACGTGCCGGCGTTCCCGTTGCCGGATGTGTCGCCGCGTGAGGCTGAGGTGTGGGCTGAGGCGTGGTCGACGCCGCAGGCGTGTGCGTGGTCGATGCAGTCGTGGCGTTGGCCTGTGGTGGCGGAGTATGTGCGGCTCAAGGTGCGCATTGAGTCTGATGCTGACGTTGCGGCGGCTTATGTGGGGCAGCTTCACCGGTACCGGGATCAGATTGGCCTGACGCCGGCTGGGCTCAAGGAGAACGGTTGGGCTATCGCTGCCGATGAGGTTGCGGCGAGGGCTTCCGTGCGGGCTGAGTCTGAGGCGCCGAAGGAGGCTCCGCAGCGTCGGCTTCGGGCCGCGCCGTGAGTGAGTTTGTGGTCGATTTCCCCACGTTGGGGGACATTGGCGAGGCGTGGATCAAGCAGCATTGCCGTGTGCCGGATGGTTTCGCGCGCGGGCGTGCGTATGAGATGGCCGATTGGCAGTTTTGGGTTCACGCGAACCGGTACCGGATCCGTGAGGATGCGGTGTTTGTGCCGCCGGAGGATGTTGGCCCGGACGAGCAGGCTGTCCTGAACCAGGCTTTCCACTATCAGCAGACGTTGACGGTGGGTCCGCAGAAGACGGGTAAGGGTCCGAATTCGGCGGCGAATGTGGCGTTTGAGGCGTGCGGGCCGTCGGTGTTTGCTGGCTGGGCGCAGGGCGATGAGCGGTACGTGTGCGCCGACAACGGTTGCGGGTGCGGTTGGTCGTATGACTACCTGCCTGGCGAGCCGATGGGGATGCGTCACCCGTCACCGCTGATCCAGATCACGGCCACGTCTGAGGACCAGGCGGACAACATTTACCGCCCGTTGAAGTCGATGATCAAGCAGGGGCCGCTGAAGCACACGCTGGCGGTCCGTGAGGGCTTCATCCGCATCATGGGCCTGTCTGGTGATGATGATGGTGACCGCATTGACGTGGTGACTGCTGCGGCTAACTCGAGGCTGGGTAACCCCATCTCGGATGCGGAGCAGGACGAGGCTGGTCTGTACGTCAAGACGAACAAGATGATTGACGTGGCGGACACGCAGGCTCGTGGTGCGGCCGGTATGGGTGGGCGTACTCACTTGACGACGAATGCGTGGGATCCGACGGCTAACTCGTATGCGCAGATGGTGTATGAGGGCGGCCATGAGGACGTGTTCATTTTCTACCGCAACCCGGACTTGGTGCCGGAGTTGCGCGGGGAGGATGGGCGACCCCTGTCGTTCACGTTGAAGGCGAACCGGCGCAAGATTTTCCAGTACGTGTATGAGGGTTCGTGGTGGGTGAATCTCGATTCTATCGAGGCGCTGACCATGAAGCTGATGGCGCGTGATCCGCAGCAGGCGGAGCGGTTCTTTGGTAACCGGCTGGTTTATGGTGCGGGTTCGTGGCTTCCCGAGGGTGCGTGGGCGGGGGCTTACCGTGGCTAATGTGCTGTGGTTGCCGAATCCGCCTGACGGGACGTCGGTCGCCGGCGGGTTTGATGGTTCGGAGAATGACGACCATACGGCGATCAAGTTGGAGACCCGCGAGGGGCACATCTTTACGCCGCGGTATGGGCCGGATCGTCGCCCTACGGTGTGGAATCCCGCCGAGTGGGGCGGTAAGACGCCCCGTGGTGAGGTGGATGCGGCGTGGGATGAGCTGGCCCGCCGGTATCGGATTGTCCGGGCGTATTGCGACCCTGGTTTTCGTGATGAGAGTGACTGGAAGTCTGACATTGAGCGGTGGGACACACGGCATGGTCCGAAGGTGTTCATTCCGTGGGTGATGTCAGGCAGTAGCCGTAAGAACGCTGTCTATATGGCGTTGCGGCGCTTCGAGTCGGACCTTGACCACGGGCAGATAACCCAGGACGGGTGCCCGATCACGACGACGCACATGGGTAATGCCCGAAAGATCGCGCTGCCTGGGGATATGTACGGCCTCGGGAAGCCCCACAACAGCCAGAAGATTGATACCGCCGTGACGTCCATGTTGGCGCATGAGGCGGCGTCTGATATGCGGGCCGAGGGTTGGCCCGAGGAGACGACGGCTTACGCCTATTTCGCCTAGATGAAGGGGGCCGCATGGACGCCAAGCAGGCCCTTGCACTCACGAATAGCCTGTATGCGACGCTTGCGGGTCGCCGGCCGGATGTTGAGCTGCTGGACCGCTATTACGAGGGTGACCAGCCGCTTGCTTTTGCGTCGGATGAGTGGGCCGAGTTCCACAAGGGCCGGTACAAGGGCTTTTCGGACAACTGGTGCGGCGTTGTTGCGGATGCGGTGAATGAGCGTCTGCGGGTGACGGGGTTGCAGATCCCGTCGGATGAGGGCGCCCGCCTGTTGTGGGGTGACTGGCAGCGCAATGACATGGATGCGCAGTCGTCTCAGGGCTTCCTTGAGACGGTTGTGGCGCGCCGGTCTGCGGTTGTGGTGTGGGGTGACGAGAACGACGAGCCGGTGATGACGTGGGAGCACCCGGGGCAGGTTGCGGTGTCGTATGACGCTGAGAACCCGCGCCGGAAGGTTGCCGCGGTGAAGGCTTGGGTCTCGGGCGACCTCGAGTACGCGACCTTGTACACGCCGGATGCGGTGTGGAAGTGGCAGCGTCCGAAGGTGGCTTCGTTCGCGTCGTCGGGCGTGACGTCGTCCGGGCTGCATGTTGTTGGTGGCGGGTACGACGACGGTGGTTGGGTGCCGCGTGAGGGCCTGTCGGACGACGTGTGGCCGCTGCGTAACCCGCTTGGTCGGGTTCCGGTGGTGGAGTTCCAGAACCGGCCGCGCCTGGGCCGTGAGCCGCTGTCGGACATTGCTGGCACGAAGGCGATGCAGGACGCGGCGAACCTGTTGTGGGCGTACCTGTTCGGTGCTGCGGATGTGGCGTCGATGCCTGGGCGTGTGGTGACGGGTCAGGAGCCGCCGAAGCTGCCCATTCTTGATGAGAACGGCCAGAAGATCGGTGAGCGGGCCGTTGATATCAAGGATTTGCAGAAGGGCCGCATGTTGTGGCTCACGGGCCAGAACACGAAGATTGACCAGTGGGATGCGGCGAAGTTGGACGTGTTCACTGAGGTGATTGAGGTTGTGGTTGGGCACATTGGTGCTCAGACGCGGACCCCGGCGCATTACTTCGTGGCGAACAAGGGCNTTTCTAACGTGAACGGCGAGACCTTGGTGGCGACTGAGACGCCCCTTGTGAAGAAGGGCGAGGAGTTCGTTCTGTTCACGGGCCGGCCGGTGTTGGAGGTGTTCGCGCTTTCTGCCCTGGTGCGTGGTGACGCGGCCCTTGCGCGGATGGTGGAGACCGGGTCTGCCCAGTGGGCGAATCTTGGTATCCGTTCTGAGGCGCAGATGGCCGATGCCCTGGTGAAGAAGCGCCAGATTGGTTACCCGTTCGAGTATCTGATGGAGTTGGATGGGATCGGGCAGTCGGAGCGTGAGCGTGTGATGGACATGGTGCGTGCCGAGCAGGCTGACCCGTACATGAGCCTGTTGGGTGAGAAGGGCGCGGTTGCTGATGCCGATTCAGACGCTCCCGTCGTCGGCTGAGGCTTACACGACCTCGCAGCGTCGGGAGATTGCTGCGGCCCTGTTGTCGGTGCGGCGTTTGTGGCGGCGTGTGGGTGATGATTTTGAGCCGGGGTTTGCTGCGGTTCTGCCTAACCTGTTGGCGGTCACGGATACGGCGCAACTGAGGGTTGCCAGGGGCGCGGTCGGGTACATCCCGGACGTGCTCGAGGAGACGGGGCAGTCCCGTTACCTGAGTGCGCGCGCGGGCGACGTGGTCCCGGAGGCGTTTGTGGGCGTGGACGGGTCTGGGCGCCCCACTGACGGCCTGTTGTACGGCGGTGTGGTCCGTGCGCGCACAGCGGTCGCTGAGGGCGCCACCACGGCTCAGGCGCTCACGTCAGCCGGGGCGTTTCTGGCGACCGCCGTTGGGACGCTCCTGTCTGACACGGGCCGTGCCGCTGAGGTTGTGGGGATGGCAACCCATCGGGTCGGCGGTTACGTGCGGATGCTCGTGCCGCCGTCGTGCTCGAGGTGTGCGGTCCTGGCTGGTGCTTGGTATGCGGATTCGGTGGCGTTCCAGCGTCACCCGGGTTGCGACTGCCGGCACATTCCCGCATCCGAGGGCGTCGGGTCCGAGCTGACGGTTGACTCCCGCGCCTACTTCGACAGCCTCTCACCCGAGGATCAAAACAAGATCTTCACGAACGCGGGCGCTGAGGCGATCCGTGAGGGCGCCGACGTCAACCAAGTCGTCAACGCCCGTCGCGGCATGAAGAAGGCGCAGATCGGTGGCCGCGAGGTGCTGACGACGTCGGAGGGCACGACCCGTCGCGGGTTCGCCTACCAGTACCTGTCGCCGTCGCGTGAGACGGATGTGCGCGGCAGTATCACCCGGTTTGGGGAGTCGCGCCGCACCCGGTACATGCAGGCGAACCGTCCCCGCATGATGCCCGAGACGCTTAAAGCCGTGTCCACGGATAGGGAAGATTTCATCAGATTGCTTCGAGCGAACGGCTTTTTGCGATAGAATCGGAGCGATAAAGGCCCCGCGACGGTCAGGTGTTGGAGCACCGTAACCGCCCGGGGTGTGGCCGACTAGTTGGAGTCGACATGCAAGAGTTTACATGCCGGACGTGCGGGCGTGAGTTCACTCGCCCCAAGGGGCCGGGTCGCCCTCCGGTGCGCTGCGATGAGTGCAGGCTGGGTAGGCGGTACGTCTGCCAAAAGTGCGGTGAGGCTGGCGAAAAGTCGCCGCGGTCCACACGGCGGCTTTGCTCGGGCTGCGTGGCGAAGCAACCTCCCCTGACCAGCCTTGAATGCGGGGACTGCGGAGGGACGTTCGAGCGGCCGTCAATATCTGGACCCGCACCTCGCTACTGCCCGCCATGTACGGGGCAGCGTAAGAGGCTGGCAGATAGTGCCTGGTACCACACGCACAAGCACGACGAAGCTGTGCGGCAGCGGTACCTTGAGGCGAGTCGACGGTGGGCATCTCTCAATCGCGAGAAGCGCTCACAGATCATGACCTCATGGCGCGAACGCAATGCTGATCGGGTCGCGGCGTATGAACGCCGCTACCGGCAGGAGAAGGCCGCGCAGGTTACCGAGAAGAACCGCCGCCGACGTGCCACGCTGCTGAACGCTTGGGTGGAGAACGTTGACATCGAGGTTCTATGGCGCCGCGACCGGGGCCTATGTGGACTATGCGGCGAAAAGATCGACCGCAGTCTTGTTTGGCCGCACAAGATGAGCCTCACCGTCGACCATATCCTCCCTCTGGCCCATGGCGGCTTGCACGCCATCACCAACACGCAGATAGCCCACGCTGTCTGTAATAGCCGGAAGAACGACCGGCTAACCGCATAGGAAAGAGCCCGCCCAACGAGGCGGGTTTTTCATGCCCGCTGACTTCCCGGCCCCGCAAGGGGGTTGGGCCGACCCGCAAGGGGTGCAACACGCATGTCCGACACGACCACCACCGAAGCGGCCGAGGTCGCAGAGGACACCACCACCGACGTTGCCGGCGAGTCGACTGCCGACAACACGGACGCAACCGACACCGGCGAGCACGACGACGGTGATTGGGAAGCCAAGTTCGAGATGCAGAAGAAGGTCAATCGTGACCTTGAGCGGAAGCTCAAGTCCGCCCTTCCCAAAGATGAGGCGGAGAAGCTCCGTACCACCCTCGCAGAACTTCAGGCCGCGGCGGAAGGCCGCGAGAAGGAGTTCGCGGCCGAGCAGGAACGCCGGCAGATCGAGGCCGACGCGCTCAGCAAGGCCAACGAGCGCATCCTCAAGGCCGAGGTGAGGGCCGCCGCGGCAACCAAGCTCGCGGACCCCGCCGACGCCCTCCGATTCCTGGACCTGTCATCCCTCGAGGTCGGGGACGACGGTGAGGTGGACACCGCTGCGGTGTCTGCCGCGATTGATGACCTCATCGCACGCAAGCCCTACCTCGCCGCGCAAGGCGGACGACGGTTCCCGGGCGGCGCGGACGGTGGCACTCGCAAGGAGACCCGCCCGTCGCAGCTCACGCAGTCCGACCTGGACCGCATGAGTCCTGAACAGATCGTCCATGCCAAGTCCGAGGGTCGTCTGAACGACCTTCTGGGCATCAAGTAGCTAGAAGGAAGGGCCAATCATGGCTATCACCAACTTCATCCCCGAGGTCTGGCGCGCCCAGCTCCTCGTCGCCCTCGAGAAGTCCCTCGTTTACGCCGCCCCGGGCGTCGTGAACCGCAACTACGAGGGCGACATCTCCGGTTACGGTGACACGGTTCACATCACGAACCTTGTCGACCCGACCATCGGGACGTACACCGCGCACACCGACATCACCATCGAGGATGTCGACGACGCGAAGCAGACCCTCCTCATCGACCAGTCGAAGTACTTCGCGTTCGAGGTCGACGACATCGAGGCCCGGCAGGCTCGCGGTGGGGTCCTGGACGAGCAGGCCCGCAAGGCTGCTTACAAGCTTCGCGACGTGGCCGACCAGTTCGTTGCGACCACGATGGCTGCGGGTGTCGACGCCGGCAACCTGATCGCCGAGCAGACCCTGTCGACCGCCGCGGCGGCCTACGACCTGCTCGTGGACCTCGGTGTCCGCCTCGACGAAGACAACGTGCCCACCGAGGGCCGTTTCGTCGTGGTGACCCCGAAGTTCCACGGCCTCCTCCTGAAGGACTCGCGGTTCATCTCCGCGGGTGACGCTCAGGGCGCGTCGGTCCGCACCAACGGTCTGATCGGTGAGGCGGCCGGGTTCTCGGTCCGCAAGTCGAACAACGCCCCCGACGGTCCCGGTGTGGGTGCGGGCAAGCTGATCCTTGCCGGTTCGGACATCGCCACGACCTACGCGGAGCAGATCGCCAAGGTCGAGGCCGGCCGGCTCGAGAAGCGGTTCGCCGACTTCGTCAAGGGCCTGCACCTGTACGGCTCCAAGGTCGTCCGCCCCACGGCCCTCGCGGCGGCCGACGTCATCATCTGATGACGGCCAAGCGGCGGTTCCGCGGTCCGGCGGGGGCGATGTTCGTCCCCGCCGAGACCGTGACGGAGCAGACGATCAAGCGCTATGTGGAGTCGGGCGAGTGGACTCCCGTGGCGGACGAGAAGCCCGAACCGGAGCCGGACGAGAAGCCGCGCCCGGTGAAGCGTTCTCCGCGCAAGAAGTCCAACTAGCAACTAGGGGGTCATCGTGGCTTATGTTCCGTTGGCGACGGTGACTGACCTGTCCGCGCTTGGTGTGGACACGACGAACACGGCCCTCGTGGCCTCCCTGCTGGACTCGGTTTCGTCCGAGGTGCGGGAGGCCGCGGGGGTTCCGATCACCCTTGAGACGGCGACGGTGACCCTGCCGGGGGTGCGTGGGCAGTTGCTCACGCTCCCCGGCGGCCCGGTGCGGTCGGTGACGTCGGTGACCCTGGCTGGGGTTGCGGTGACGGATCACAAGCTCCGTGATGGGCGTCTGTGGCGTCTGTCGGGGTGGGGTTGTGTCGATGATGACGTGGTTGTCACGTACAGCCACGGTTTCGACACGGTCCCGTCGGATGTGGTGCGTCTGGTGTGCATGTTGGTCGCGGCGGGTGTGAATAACGCGGGTGATGGGTTTGGTGCGTCTCGTGGTAAGGCTTACGAGAGCATTGACGACTACCGGGTTGGGTATTTGCAGGGTGACGCGGAGGTTATTGACCCGACCGCGCTTCCTGAGCGGACGCGGGCGATGTTGCGTGCCCGGTTCGGTGGGGGCGTGTATGTGACGGGGTCGTTCGAGTGAGTCGGGCGTCGGTTCTTGCGGCGGGTCGTCGTGCCGCCCAGGGCGGCATGACGGCGACGGTGGTTGTGCGCCGCAAGACGGGCACAGCAACGGATCCTGCGACGTTCGAGGTTGCCCCGGTGTATTCCGTAATCTACGACCCGGGAGCCGCCCCGCATCACGGTAAGGCGCGGTTGAAGAACTGGAACGGGTACGAGCGGACGGCCGAGTCTGCTGGTGCGACGACGACGGAGTTGCGGTCTGAGACACACTTCCCAATCGGTGCCGTGGATGTCATGCCGGGCGATGTGGTGACCGTGGTGTCGGCGGATCACCCGCTGCTGGTGGGGCGTTCGGCGCGGGTTGTGGTGCGTGTCCCGCTGGACTCGACACCGACGGCTGACCGGGTCCATGTTGATGAGAATGTGGGCGAGGAGGTGCCGCCGTGGCCTCCGGTGTGAGCATTGATGCGTCTGAGGTTCGCGCCCTCGCTGCCGACATGCGGGCTGTTGATGGTCGCCTGACGCGGTGGATTCGTCCGGCGCTGGATCGTGGCGCCATTCAGATCCGCAACCAGCTTCGTGACGAGATGCGGTCCTCCACTCACTTCAAGGGTGCGGCGGGCGCTATTTCCTACGACTGGATTGAGGGTTCCGGCGACCTCGAGGTTGAGATTGGGCCGTCGTCTGAGGATGGCAGCCCCGGCAACCTGGCGAACATTGCCTACTTCGGAACGTCTCGCGGTGGCGGCACGGTCCCGGATCCCGAGCTTGCTCTACAGGCTGAGGCGCCGAAGTTTGAGAAGGCGCTGGCGGACCTGCTCGAGGATCTGCTGTGAGGGCGTTCGTGCAGGCGGTCCGTGAGCGTGTGGAGACCACCGGCTACCCGTTCCACTTCGCCACGGTTGACGGCACCCCGGCCGGGATCTACGTGCTGGGTGTGACCGGTAGCGGTGACCCTGCCGATGAGGTCGACGTGACCGGCCTGTCTGACGCGGTGGATGACACGTTCACGATCAAGACGGTTGCCAGTTCGGGTGACGCGGCGTTGGGTGCGAATGGTCGCGTCCGCGCCGCCCTTGCCGGCGGGCTGACCGTGCCGGGCTGGTTGGTGTGGTTCACCCTGACCGGCTCCCTCGATGTGCAGGTTGACCGGGACGCGGTCTCGACGTCCACGGGGACGTTCCCGGTGTTCACGACGGACTTCTACCGCCTGCACGCGGTCCCCGCCTAACCCCCAACCATGAGCCCCCGCCGACCGGTGTGGGGTCCGTTCCCATGCCCCGGAGGCTGACTGTGGCAACGAAGAAGAAGGATGCACCCGCCTGGGAGCCCATCGTGGTTCCGGTGCGGGTGGACGAGAACTTCCGCCCGATCTATGCGGGTGGGACACCCAAGACGGCCGCGCCCGTGGCCGCAACCACGAAGCCCGCCACGGGCACGAAGGAGGACTGACTTATGCCTCGCATGGTCGACCTGAACGTCACGACTTACTGGTGGGTTCCGTCCACGACTGGCACCCTCGCTGATGTCACGACCGCGGCCCTTGGGACCGCTGAGAACATCAGCAGCTACGTGGTTTCGACCACGGCCATCGGCCCGACCGCGTCGGACACCATCTCGGAGCGTTCGATCACGGACGTTGCGAACGTGGTCGTCCCCACCATCGGCAACTACGAGGGCACTCTCGTTGTGTTCCGCGACTACGACGCCGGAGTGCCGTCCGCGAACGACCCCCTCACAACCATCGCGTCGGAGTCGGGCGAGCTCGGGTGGATCGTCCGCCGGGTGGGCAAGGCGTCCACCGAGGCTGCCGCGTCCGGCGACATCGTCGAGGCGTACCTGTTCCTGACCGACAACCCGCAGATCTCCAGCGGCACCGGTGACGGCTACCTCAAGGCGACCATCGGCCTGCTGCCTCAGGGCGTGTTCTCCGCGAGCGTGACCCTGGCGGCCTGAGCATGAGTTACGCCCCGGGGGCTGATTCCCGGGGCTGCGGTGGTAACCACTCACCGCTTCTGGCGATCCCGCTCAGGCTTTCGAGGTTGCGATACCTCTGGACTCCGGACGTTCGCATTCGCCCGATCACCGATAAGCCTAGCACCTAGTACCGCGTGGCCCCGACCTTTTCACGGGGGGTCGGGGCCGCGCGCACCATCCCGTGAACCCGTGGACCTGAAAGGCTGAACCAATGAGCACCGTAGGCGATCTGACCATCAATGACCTCGGCAAGGTCGTGACCCTCACCTTCCATGACCGAGGTGCCATCACGGGCTACCTGGCGGGCATCAACGCCGCGGCGGACCTCATCACGGAGCGGTCGTTCGTCGACGACTCGGTGTCCTATGCGCTCGGTCTGGTGACGTACCGGCTGACGCTGCTTGCGGGCGGCCGACCTGTTGAGTTCGATCTCCGACCGGACGCTCTCGCCGAGGTGACCCGGTGAGTAAGAAGCCTGAGTCGCATGAGGCGATGGACGCTGAGACGTTCGACCTTGATGGTTGGATCGACGAGGTCCACCGCCCGACCGTGACCGTGGAGCTGTACCCGCGCGAGCATGAGTACGCGGCCGAGGTCGCGAAGATCGAGGGCCTGATCCCGGATGCGGAGCGGGTCAAGCCGGAAGACCGTGGCGCCAACGACGTGTCCCCTGAGTCGCTGCTGGCCCGGCTCGAGGAGTTGCGGGCGGAGCGGTCTGCGGGTGCGTTGCGGGTGGAGGTTCGGCAAGTGCTAGACGCCGAGCTCGCTGAGGTTCGTGACGCTTACGATGCGCGCGAGTCCGGCCCGGATGACGCGACGCTGTGGATTGTGTCGGCCGCGACGGTTGAGCCGCATTTCACCCCGGCACAGTTGGGGCGACTTAAGGCGCGCGACCGGTCTGGCGAGTCGATGGTGGCTCAGTTGGCGCGGGCCGTGACGCAGTTGCAGATGGGGCTGCCGGTCCCTTCGTCGCCCGCGCCCTCCGACGGTTCCCGGGCGTAGTCCTCGAGCTGCGGACGGCGCGGGCTAACTCTGTCCCGCATGGCACGATCCGGTTTGGGAAGTCGCCGCGGAAGTGGCGCCCGAAGGACCGGTTGCTCGCCCTGGCCCTCACCGCCTACGAGGACGGTCTGTGCCCTCATTGTGGGCAGCCGCGGGACCGTGCCTGGAATGACGACATGGACGGCTACTACGAGGTCCATGAGGCGACGTGCGTGGCGTGTCAGGCGAAGGAACGGGCCATGGACGGCAAGAAGCACTCACCGTCGCGGGTCGCCTACGTGAGTGACGCGGCCCCGGATGGGTACATCCCGGATAGCCGGATGGTCACGGACCGGAAGCTCTAGCGGCGGTCGCGGTCGCGCCTGATGAGGGCGTAGGCGACCAGGGCGACACCGACGCCGGCGAGCACGACGACCACTGGGGTTACCCGGCCGTCCCCGACCACGAGGGCGAGCACGAGGGCGAGTGCCCCGAGGACCGCGGTCCTCACCCATGCGTAACGGGCGATCTGAGCCTGTGTAGCCATGCGGGCCATTGTGCCGCACAAAACAGAATCCTGGGGAGGTATTGTGGCAACTCGCCGGGAAATCGCGGTCCGTCTCAAGGCTGAGGTCACTGACTTCAAGCGGCAGATCGGTGAGTCGGGGAAGGCTCTCGACACCCTGGCGAAGGCTGCCGGTGGGGCTGAGAAGGTTTCTCAGACGACCCTCGGGCGGATGGCGCAGTCAGCGCAGTTGCAGCGCGACCAGTGGCAGGCTGCGGGTACCGCCCTGACCGCGTTTGGCACGGTCACGGTGGGCGCCCTGGGTGTGGCGTCTAAGGCCGCGATCGACTGGGAGTCGGCGTGGGCTGGGGTCACTAAGACCGTTGACGGTTCCGCGACCGAACTGGCGGGGCTTGAGGAGGGCCTGCGTGGCATGGCGCGCGAGTTGCCGGCTGCGCACGGTGAGATTGCGTCCGTCGCTGAGGCTGCGGGGCAGTTGGGCATTCAGACGCCCGCCATTGAGGGTTTCACCCGGACGATGATTGACCTGGGTGAGACGACGAACTTGACCGCGGACCAGGCGGCGACGTCTCTGGCGCGGTTCGCGAACATCATGGGCACGTCCCAGGATGACTTCTCGCGGCTCGGTTCGGCCCTGGTGGAGTTGGGTAACAACTACGCCACGACCGAGGCTGAGATTATGGACATGGCGACGCGCCTGGCGTCGTCGGGTCGGCAGATCGGCCTCACCGAGGGTGAAGTGTTCGGCCTCGCCACAGCCCTGTCGTCGGTGGGCATTGAGTCCGAGGCTGGCGGCACGGCGTTCTCGCGCGTCATGATCGAGATGCGGACCGCCGCGGACACTGGCGGGTCGTCCCTTGAGGCGTTCGCGTCCACGGCGGGCATGTCCGCTGAGGCTTTCGCGCAGGCGTTCCGTGAGGACGCGGGCGGGGCTATTGCGGCGTTCATTCAGGGCCTCGGCGACATGGAGGCTCAGGGCGAGTCGACGCAGCCGGTCCTGGACGAGCTGGGCTTGGCTGATGTGCGGGTGGGTAACGCGCTGCGGTCGGCGTCCGCGGCGTCGGACCTGTTCACAGACGCGATGGCGACGGGCAATGAGGCGTTCAAGGCGAATAACGCCCTCGCGGCTGAGGCCGAGAAGCGTTACGCCACCGTTGCGTCGCAGTTGCAGGTGACGAAGAACAACATTGCCGACGCGGGGATCTCCCTCGGTGAGACGTTCATGCCTGCGATTTCGGGTGCGTCTGAGGCTGTGGCGGACCTGGCGGGTTGGGTGTCGCAACTCCCTGACCCGCTGCTGACGGTCAGTGGCNCCCTTGGTGCGATTGGGGGAACGGGTGCGCTCGCCGCTGGCGGGTTCGCCCTGGTGTTCCCGCGCGCCATGGAGACGTACCAGGCGTTCCAGACCCTCAAGGATGTCTCTCCCGGGCTCGCGTCCGGGCTCGGCAAGGTTGGCGGGGCGTTCAAGAAGATCGGTTCTTACGGCGGCACCCTGGCCGTCGCGGCGGTTGCTGCGGGCGCGGTGGGTAAGGCCACGAAGGAGATCATTGACGCGGCCCGGGGTATCGACCGGACGGCGGATGGGCTCGAGGAGGTCACGAACGCGATCACGGGCGCGTCCGAGGCGGGCCAGTTCTACTCTGCGGCGTTCGGTGAGATGGCCGACGCGGGGCAGATCAACGTGGGCATGTTCGGCGACCTGGCGGACGCTGCGGAGGCTGTCGCTAACCAGAACTGGGCTGACCGGTTCTTCGGTGGGCTGGGCATGGACGCGACGGGTGTTGCGGATGTGGCGAAGCAGTTCGAGACGTGGGGCGAGGCTCTGGCGGCGATGCCGTTGGAGGAGTCGCAGGCGAAGTTCCGTGCCATGTGGGCGGAGGCTGGCGGGTCTGAGGTTGCGGGGCAGAACCTTCTGGACTCGATGCCTCAGTACCGTGAGGCCGTGTTTGCGGCGGGTAACGCTGCGGGTGTCGCGGGCGAGGACTTCGACGTCCTGGCGTGGGCTGCGGGTGACGCGGGCGGTGCGGTGGAGGAGTTCGCGTCTGACGTGGACTTCACCACGGACTCACTGGACCGGCAGATCGTGTCCCTTGAGGAGCTGCTGGGCTTGCAGCGCGAGGCTGCCGGTGTGGTCATGTCGGCGGCTGAGGCTGAGGCGGCGTGGGCGCAGCAGACGATGGACAACACCGAGGCCGTCAAGGAACTGAACGGCTACGTGAACGAGGCCGGCGAGACGGTGGAGGGCTTGGGTACTGCCGTGAAGAACGGTGGCGCCGAGCTTGACCTGTTCTCTGAGGCGGGCCAGTTGGCGTCCGAGACCCTGTTGGCGACGGCCGACGCCGGCTGGGCGAACGTCGAGGCCGCTGAGGCTAACGGCGCATCGGCTGAGGTGTTGAAGGCTAAGACGCAGGAGGCGCGGGACGAGTTCATTCGCGTGGCGCAGCAGATGGGCCTCACTGAGGATGCCGCTAACGAGCTGGCGGACCAGTACGGGCTCATTCCTGAGAAGATCCAGACTGAGGCTGAGTTGAAGAAGGCTCAGGCTGAGCGGGATCTTGAGTCGTTGAAGGCGAAGCTGAACAGCCTGCCGAACCCGGTCATCAGCATCAGCACGGTTGGTTACGCCCAGTCTTACGCCTATTTGCAGTCGTTGCAGGGGATTGCTAACTCGTTGCGGAATAACCCGGTGCGGATTGCGACGGGTGCGGGTGGTGCGGGTGGTGTGACGTTCGCGGATGGTGGCCCGGTGTTTGGTCCGGGCACGTCGACGTCTGACAGCATCCCGGCCCGCCTGTCCAATGGCGAG